CGATACCGTATCTTGTATCACTCGAGTTGAGCCAGTTGTAAGTCACCATGAGCACAGACCCTGCTCCGGCATACAAAGCCGCTTTCACTGTTGTCTCTGAGTAGTTCCCTGCTGTCAGGATGGCTGCAATAAAAGCTGTAAGGAATGTTCGGGCTACAGTTCCTGCAGCTGCCGAAATTTGGGTCAAAGTGTCGTGGCTCATTTCTTTACTGAGCCTACTTTCTTAACTGGTGGCTTCTTTACTGGAATGTTGGCAAGTTTAATTACTGATTCTGGGTTTAGTGTCTTGTTGTCGTACAAGAATGGTGCAACCCTCATTTCGAGGTGTAGGTGTGGGCCGTTAGCGTTTCCACTAGCACCAATGAAGCCGATAATGTCTCCAGCTTTAACAACACCCTTGCCAATTACCTCGAGGTTTACGTGAGATAAATGGGCATAAAGGGTTTGTAGTTTACCCTCAATAACGCCCTCAGATTCGATAATGATGTGGATGCCGTAGGCAATTCCCCAGCCACCCATCCGATTAGCGTGGACGACTTTTCCTCCAGCAACGGCGTAGACAGGATCACCATACGAGCCCTCGTAATCTGTTCCTGTGTGATGGCCTGCAGCCCAACGTGCACCTTTAGTGTGGTAGGCACAAGTGATCTTGTTGCTGTCTGTTGGTTTATGAAAAGCCATAAAATTATCCTATCTTTAGATACTGTCGTTGATTGGTGCCAGGCCGAGCGACACGTTAAGGTATCCGACACCTACAGTCCATGTAAAGTTTTCCACAAAGTAGGTAGCTGTCCCTCCACCAATTTCTGATGGTACTGGAATTGTCACCTTTGAGCCACAAAATACGTCTAAAAGGTTTGCCCGTGTCGTGTCTGTCATGTCTGGACTGGTTAAGGTGCAGCTGATGTTATCTGGGCGCCATACTGGGGACTTAAAACCTGCAATAAAACTATTAGCCAGTGTTTGGGCATCAGTTAGGTTATGGATTCGGGTGTCACGAATTCCGTGACGTTTTCCAAATTTACCTATCGAGGTTGAATCGCTGGCTGTGGCATCTGTACCAGTACGGCTTACTGTTACTGAGTTCCCGATTGCTGTTAGTGATCGAGTGAATGACACTGAAGCATCAATGTCACTAGTAGATAAACTAAATGCACTTCTATTGTTTCGGTCTGTTCGCCTATCGTACCAAATGGAGCCATCTGCCCGGTCATAAAATACTCCGCCAGCACTTTGGGCAGTGTACCTAATAACGTCGTATAGGTTGTCTGTGCTTGCTGGGGCTACAGCATCGAGCACAGCACCACCAGTTTGGGGCATCGTCGTATAGTCATACGTGTAGTTTGTTTTGGCATTCAGTTGCCAGTCACCCATCATGGCCAATATTTGGGCACCAGCATAATCTTGAGAATAACTAATGGTAGGGGTGCAGGTATTCCATTCGATAGTGCAAATTGCTGCAATTGCAGTAATCGTGTAAGTCGGGATTCCATTACCATTGCTGAAGTTTCGGTAAGAGAACGTGATATCTGTGATGATGCCGTTAAACAGATCATGGGCATAGCCACCGATGGTTGTGTACATCTGGAGTGGGTCAGCGATAGTTGGTGGTGTAAAGCTCGTGAGTGGTGTCAGAGTGACGGTTAATACACGGCCTGTGGGCTGGCTGGTCGTGTCGTATCGGCCACCAGCAATGTTTATTGACTGAATTTCGGCATGGGCCGTGTAATCGACTGGGGTGGAGGCACCATTAGTGAGATAGATGGTTGGGGTCCAGGTGGTCATTAAAAGATTGCCCCATTCAGATTAACTTGTCCGGTACGTTTGCTGGACTTTTGCATCAATTGCTCGATGCTTCGACGTGCAGATTCAGCATCTACGATTCCGTTAAGATTAATAGTCATGTTGCCTGTCGAATAGTTAGGCATGCTAGTGCCACGTAAAGAGCTTTGATTAGTGGTCATACGATTGGCACTGTATCCACCTTTACCACGGCGTACCGGTGGTGCTGGAGTTTTAGTGCCCGATGAACCATTATTCTGCCAAGGCCTCAAGTCGCTGTTACGTCCACCAAGCAGACTCACCCATGGTCCAACTTTGCCCCACCATGCCCCAGCCTTGCTTACAGCATCAGTGACTTTGGTAATGGCATTAGCAATAGTAGTTAGTGCCGTAGCCAACTGATCTAGTACGGACAAACTTTGCCCAGACTGGCTACCAGACAAGGTGCCAAAGAGATTTTGGAATGATACAAACATTGATTGAATGGCCCGACCTAAAGTTTGAGCTGGAGAATTTTCATCTTTGCCAACCCCGTCAAAACCTTTCTTAACTTCTCCCAGCCATGGAACAACTTTGGTCTTTACATACTTCAGCATGGTCTGTAATTTAGGCAAAATTTTGTAGCCCACTGATTCTTGGAAGTTTTGCCAAGCAATACTGAGACCATCGACAGCACCCTGATACGTTCCTGCAGTTGCCTTACCTGCACCACCAGTGGACTTGGTGAGTTGTTGTATCAACTGGTCGAAGCTCATTGTTTTTAATTGAGCTTTATCAATACCTAAACCAAGTTTGCTTAAAGCGGTGTTACTACCGAGATAAGCCCGGGATAGTGCAGTAACAACAGACTCGAGTGATTTGCCGGACTGGGCACTCACATCGATAGCGACCCGAATAAGTTTCTGAGACTTGCTCACACTCTTAGTGGCTGTAACTAACTTGCCGAATGCTGGACGTAACTTGTCATCGACGATGTTAAATTGTGATTCCAAAGCACTAATAGTTTTTTCAGAATCCTTAATAAGTCCCTTACGAGCCTTGGCATTATTTTTAATAGTTTTAGCCAAAATTACTTGGGACTTTTGATCCTCGAGGGCTGCAGTAATGGCTGACTTACCAAATAGCAAAGCAGCTGCACCCATGGCAGCAAATGATGCAGCCACAGCAGTGCCCAGAACCTTAACACCATGCTTAAAGCGTTCCAGATTCTTTTCAGCCGACCTTAACGACTTAGCAAAGTTCTTAGTGTTAGCACTCAATCCAATACTGATTGAGCGACCAATGCTACCCGCCATACTTCCCCCTTAGCCAGTCTTGACAGATTTCCTGCACAGACGATTCCCATGCTGCAAATGTTGGTCTCATGTAACGATCACTAGCTGCTTTGGTCCAGCCAGGTTTAACTACATCTTTAGGCCAAGTAACCTCAGCACCACGAGACTTATAACGGCCTGAAGGATCAGCACTCCCACTTGCTCGGCGATAAACACCAACAATTGAGCCATAACGAAGCATGTTAGTGCTTGCTAATACATGAGTACCTTTAGGACGTCTAGTGGCTTGTCTACCAGTAATAGGTCCCTGTGTGCCCTTAACAAGATGATTGCCGTAGTACGGTGCCCGAGACTTACCAATAATGACCTTTGGAATACGATCACCAGCAGACCTGACAGACTGAGCAAGTGTAGGACCCACAGTAGGAGCATGTCGAAGAATTTCTGCAATAACGATAGGTTTAATAATCGTTTCTGCAATTACTCGAGCATCATTACGTAAAGCTTTATTAGCATCTTTTGGCAATTCTTTAAGGGCCCTGAGCACAGCATAAAACTCGTCAGGATTAATTTCCAAGGCTGAGCCAGTACGGTAGTTGATACTACGACTTGGTGCTGCCATGTCACTCCCCCTGCAATAACTCGTTTAATGTTGCTATGTCTTGCCAGTCTAAATCGTCCCAGTCAAGCCGGATAGCCCCATTAACAGCGAAAATTAAACGCTGTCTGTTGAGGCTTCCGGCTGGGTGGGGTTTGTGTCATCCTCGCTGAAATCCTCGATGCTGTCGAGACTATCGAGCCAAATCTCAAACGGTATACTTAAGCCTGCCCGAACTAAGGCTGCCCAAGTTAGGGTAGCCAAATCCTCGAGGCCGATACGTAGGCTGACATCTTTACCATCTGCTTGCCATAGATCACTAAACTTTTGTTTAGTCATCCGTTCCCATTTGATGAAGTCTGCTGGCAAAGTTGTGACCTTGCCAGCGACCCCAGCATGAGAATAACTGATTGTAATTTTCATGGTCCTTACTCTTTTCTGTCGTTAGACGGTTGTCGCCGTTACTGTGCCATCCTCAACAACAAATGAAACACTGCTTGTGAGGACGTCGTTTGCAGCTCCACCAAGTGGTGGGAATACTGGGAACACACTCATGGTGTAAACAGTAGTAGTACCAGTAGTGCTGCCACACTTAAGTACAGCAGTGATTGAGGTATCTGGGGCTGTGTTGGCTAGGTTCCAAAGAGCCTTACAGATGCTGTTGCTTGTGGTTCCGCTCGAGGTGCTGTTCCAGTCTTGGTACAACTCAACATCGAGTGTTCCTGACTTAGAAACAGTCTTGTAAGAGCGGCCTGACAGCGTTTCGATAACCTGCTGGTCATTTTCGACAGTAAGTTGTGCAGAAGCTGCTACATCCTTGTAGTCGACTGAATTGATGGTCAGAGTAAGGTCATGACCATGTGCATAGATAAGAGCCATTACTCTTACTCCTTTGTGGTTTGGATTGTGAGTGTTACTTCGGTGGACAAGCAATC